CCATTGGCGTTGCTGCCACGCTCGATGATGGCGCCGGTGGGCGCCCCGCCGCTCTGCGCGACCGTGCCCAGGATGATCTCGTTATGCAGCAGGCGGCGCCAGCTGGACCAGGTCACGCCGCTGTCGCCCGAGGCGCGGTGATACATGACATTCGCCGCCGAGAGGAACATCTGCTGCAGCCGGTACGAGGCCGCATCGCCGCCAATCCCGCGGAACACATGCAGCGACCCGCCATAGGGGTTGGGGATCGGACAATTGATCCCGCTGGTGCTGAAACGGTAGTTGAAGGCGGTGGAGAGGCAAAGGTTGGCATCATTGCCTGGCGCCCCGATGCCATTGCCGGTCAGCCCGAGACCGGCATAGCCGACGCGTGCGAGGCGGCCAGCGGTGGTATCCAATGCGTCTTCGGTAACAGCAGTGCCGGTCAGCGGCACATCCAGCTGCAAACCGCTGTTGCTCAGCAGCCAGCGCATCACACCGCCAGTGGCGGCGGCGATCTGATCGCCACCTGGTCGGTACAGGCCGGTATTCGTATCGCCCGCCCAGCTGATGCCCGGCGCGGCGGCAGAGCCGCTTTGGAACAGCCCCGGCCCCGTCGCCAGCGCAAGGGTGTCGAGATAGGCCGCCAGGGCGTTGACCTCGGCGCGGAACTGCGGGAAGGCCGCCAGAAACGCATCCATCAGCGCGCTGAAGGTGGATGGTGCATTGCGGCTGGGGGTCGGGGGAAGTGCTGTAATCGGGGGATATGGCATCAGGTCAGGCCCTCCACTTCAAGGCTGCCGAAGGAAATATTGGTGGTCAGCGGCACCGAGAAATCCCGGAAGAATCCGAAGATCGTGGTGCCGAATTTGCTGGTGCCATCGCCTGCGTAATAGACGGCAGGCGTGGCCCGGATGCGGGCGAGGATGCCGCGCAACCGGCGGGCATCATCGGTCGGGAAAGAAAAGCGGAAGGTCGCGGTCTGCGCATAGGCCCGGGGCACGATGATGGCATTGCCGAAATCGTCGCGGTCCTTTTTCGAGAAATCCTCGAACCCGACAGCGGTATCCACCAGCGTGTCGCCCAGATACTGATCCCGGCCTACAACGATCTGCCCGATCTGCACCGTGCCTGCGCTGGCCACGGTGATATCCAGCGTGACGCCGGTATAGATCGGCACGCCGGTGAATATCTCCTGGCTGTCATAGGTCACCGGCTCGAAAGCATAGGTCCAGCCGTCGAACACGCTGGTATTGTCGATGATCGTGCGGGTCACATCATAGATCACCCCCTCGACCGGATCGGTGACCTTGACCCGGATCGATGCCGCATCCAGCCCGAAAAACGCCACCGCATCCGCCAGCACATCAGGCTTGATCGAATAGGTGATCATCCCTGCCCTGACAGCCGGATCGCTGATCAGCCGGTCAAAGACCTTCCAGCGGTTGGTGGCCCCCAGCCGCAGCCAGTAGGTGCTGGTCGTATCCAGCTGGGGGTCTTGCCCGGTGGAGGCGGCCACCGCTTCAAACACCGCATGGTCGCGGATCACCGTCTGGCCCGTGGTGTAACTGGTGCCCACAGTCCAGACGGCCGCATCGTCTTCCGCGATGTTCGATCCCAGCATCATCGCGTCGGTGATGGCGATCGGCTCCACAACCCTCATGTCGTCCGCTCCTTGGGCTGCCCGTTGGTATCCCAGTCGCGCAAGGTCCGCGCGATCTGCCGCTCGCTGCCCTCGATGCGCAGCAGCAGCTGGGTGTTTTCAGCACGGGTGGCCGCCAGTTCCTGTCGCAGCGCCCGCAGTTCGGCCACCACCTGCCGGTTATCCAGCATGTCCCGGGTTTCAGAGGGGCTGTAAACCCGCGACGGTGCCACCAGCTCCAGATCATTTTCGCCGATATAGGCCGGGCCGCCTTTATGGGTGCCCCCCCGCGCAAAAGCCGGGAAGCCCTGCCCTGTCAGCCACTGCTGCGCCGCCGACAGATTGCCGCCGTTGTAAAGACGCTTGCCCCCCAGCGGCCCGGTGATCCAGTAGCCAGTCACCGCATCGCTGCCGGATTGCCGCTCGTCAAAGCGGTAATCATCCAGCGAATACCCGACCGGCTTTGGCACCACCGGCGGTTTGATACGGTCCAGATAGGCCGCCTCTTTCGCGCCGGTCGGATCATAGATCGTGCCCTTCAGCGCATCGCCCACATCCCACTTGGTCAGCGCAGAGCGCAGCTGATCGATGCCCAGCCCCGTGGTATTCAGCCCGACGATCTTTGCCAGTGCCGACAGATCGTGATCCGTGACAAAGGCATTGCCCGCACCATTGGTGGTGAGGGTCGCCGCATAGCTGTTCAGCCGCGCCAGCTGATCCGCCCGCGTGGCCCGGGTCGTTTCTGCCAGCAGTGCCGCCCGCAGGTCGGCCAGCGATCCCCCAAGCTGTACCATGGCCAGCTGCAGCACGGTCATCGGCGCCGTGATCGCGCCTGCCGTGGTCTGGGCGTACCAGGTCTGGAACCCGGCAGAGGGATCGAAGACAAAGCTGCCCCCCAGCGTGATCTTGCCATCCTGCTTGCCGCTGATCGCATCCAGCATGGCCTTCTGCCGATCGGTCAGCCCACCCAGATCAACCTCACCGATCAGCTTTTTGGTGATGGTCGCGCTATTGGCCCGCAGGATCTTCAGGGCATCGGCATTGGCCGCATTGGACAGATAGGCTTCGGTCCAGAGGTTCTTGTAGGACCAGCCGCCCGCCGTCAGAATGCGCAGGGCATCCGAATTTGCCCCGCTGGCCAGATAGGCCTGCGCACTCAGGCTCTTGTAGCTCCAGCCCGAGGCATTCAGCACCCCGACCGCATCGCGGTTGGACCGGCCATCCAGCATGGCATCCGCCCAGAGGGTCTTGTAGGCCCAGCCCTTGGCATTCAGGATGCCAAGAGCGGTGCTGTTCGCCCGCCCATCCAGCGATGCCCCGGCCCAAAGGTTCTTGTAGGCCCAGCCTTCCGCGTTCAGGATCCTGATCGCATCCGGGTTGGACTTGGCCCAGTCCGTGTAGGCCGTGGCCCAGAGGCTCTTGTAGGACGTGCCGCTGGCATTGAGGATACCGAGGGCCGTCTTGTCTGCCCCGGTGGCGAGATAGGCCCCTGCCCACAGGTTCTTGTAGGATGTGCCCGCGGCGTTCAGGATGCGCAGCGCATCGGCATTGGCCTTGCCGTCCAGAGACGCCCCAGCCCAGAGGTTTTTATACGACCAGCCATAAGCGCCCATGATCTGCAGCGCATCACGGCTCGCCTTCGGATCCAGCATGGCGCTGGTCCAGAGGGTCTTGTAGCTCCAGCCATTGGCATGGAGGATCGACAGCGCATCCTTGCTGGCCTTGCCATCCATCATCGCCGTCGCCCAGAGCGACTTATAGGCCCAGCCTGCCGATTTCATGACGGACAGCGCGTCGGCATTGGCCTTGGGGTCCAGATAGGCATTGGCCCAAAGCGCCCGGTAAACCGTCGCATCCCGCGCCGCCAGCACCGCGCGCTGATCATCGGTCATCGCACCCTTGACCACCAGGCTCAGCATCCGCCCCACCAACCCGGCCTCGGCCGTGACGATCTCGCGCTGATCGACCGTCAGCGCCCCGGTGGTGGTCAGCGCCAGACTGCGCGCAAACTGCCCCGTGGCGACGGTCAGCAGGTTGCGCTGATCATCCGTGATCTTGCCCGAGGCACTCAGTGCCAGCGCCCGCGACAAGGTGCCCGCCGTGGTCAGCAGCACCCGGCGCTGATCATCGGTCAGCGTGCCTGCCGTGGTCAGGCGCAGGCCATAGGCCACGGATGATGCGGTGGCGGCCAGAATCGTGCGCTGGTCATGGGTCAGCGCGCCTTGCGTCACCATCTGCAGCAGGCGCTGCGCCGAACCGCTCACCGTGCCCAGGATCGCCCGCTGATCCGCCGTCAGCCCGCCCACCGTGGCAAAATCCACCCGGCGCAGGACTGAGGCGGATACGGCAGTCAGCAACCGCCACTGATCCTCGGTCAGGCGGCCGGTGGCCTGCAGATGCACATTGCGCAAAACCTCGCCGCTCACGCTGGTCAGCAGCAGCCGCTGATCGCCAGACAGCGCGCCAAGCGCGATCTTGCCGATCAGACTCTTTTGCACGGCCATATTGCCCAGCCCGATCTGGGCCAGGAACAGCGCGCCACTGGCCGACATGCCCGACAGATCAATGGCGGCGCGAATGGTCTTGTAGGACGATTGCGCCGCCGAAATCAGCGCCGCCCGCTCATCCGCCTTCATGGTGCTGGCAAAGGCGGCCGTCACCGTCACAGCACGCACGGCAGCGGTATTGGCCTCAATCAGCAGCTTGCGGGTCGCTGCGGGCATGTCGGATGCCAGCACGCCAACCACATTGGCGATGTACTGGCCCTGCTGTGTCAGCAGGATGCGTCGCGCCGTGCTGGTCATGGTCTGGCCGATGGCCGCCTCGATCACCGCCGCATAGCTGCCCTGCTGTTCGATCACCATGCGCTTCACCGCCGGGCTGACCGCTGGCGACAGCGCCGCCATCACCGACACGCTATAGGCGCCGACATTGCCCAGAGCCAACCGCATCGCATCTGTACCGATATTGGTGCCCAGCGTGGCGGTCACCACCCGCGACAGTTCGGAATTGCCCGCCAGCGCCAGCCGCATCACATCGGCGGGCAACTGCTTGCCCACCGCCATACTGACGGTCTTCTGCAGCGTCGAGGTGGTTGCCAATGCCAGCCGGGTCAGATCGACACCCATGCTGTTCTGCGCCAGATAGTCGACGGTCTTGACGTGTTCCGATGCACCGGTCAGCGCCAGCCATTTCAGATCGGCGGGCAGATTGGACCGGGTCACGAAATCCACATAGCCGGTCACGCCGGTACTGGCATTGGCCAGCAGCTTGCGCACATCCGCCGGCACATTCGCAGTGGCGATCAGATCCACCGAGACCGACAGCCGCTGCTGCAGAAACTGGTAATTGATCATCTCGGCAGCCTTGATGGCCGATTCCAGCCCGCCCAGCTGGGCATTCAGGGCATCGATCTGCGCCGTGGACAGCGCCCCGCCTGACGCCAGGAAATCACGTGTCTGGGTCAGCACATCAACCTGCTGGCCCAAGAGGCCCGCGATCACATCATGCCGGGCGCCCTCGATATCGCCTGCACCCTGCACCAGCCCCAGTTCGGACAGCACCCGCGCCTCAGCCCGCGCCATCTCGACCCGGTTGCGCGACACCGCCCGCACGCTGTCCAGCATGGTTTGCGCCGCCGTGGTGATACCCTGCGTGGCGGTCAGATCGCCACCCATCGCAGCAATCAGCATCTGCTGATAGCGTGCCGTATTATACCCCAGCGCCTGCTGCGCATTGACCAAAGCCCCGGCGGTCCCGCGCAGCCGGTCGATATATTCACGGATCGACCCGGCGGCCCGATACCAGTCAGAGGCCGCCTGCGAACTCGCCCGCTGCGCCTCCAGCGCGGCTTCCATCATCCGGTCCAGATCGGTCTGCACCGTCCCGCTCAGCGCCGCCAGCTGCTGCGTCAGGCTGCCGACCGTGGGCAGGATCTGATCCATGACGCCCGACAGGCCGATCAGCGCGGCATAAAGCTCGGCACTGGATTTCTTGGACAGATCGAGGGTTTCGATCATCCGGCGGTATTCGTCACGGCTCTGCGGCATGGCGAGGCCCATCTTGGCCAGCTGCGCCGTGGTCTGCCGCGTGATCGTCGCCACCCGTTCCTGTTCGGTGTAAAACGTCCCGAAGTAAGCCTGCGTGGCCTGCGCCATCGCATCCAGACCGCCGAAAGCATCGGCCAGGTTGGAGGCCACATCGCCACCGACCAGCCCCACCAGGCGGAAGCTATGCCCCAGCGTATCGGCCACCTGCTGCACCGCAGTCAGGCTACCTGACAGCCGCAGCACGGTATCCATCGCGCCCTCGCCCGCGTGCGACAGCCCGTCGATCCCCTTGATCATGCCTGCGAAATCATCGCCCAGGCCCAACAGCCCGTCCTGAACCGCCTTCAACGCCTCTTCATCGGTCATGCCCTTGGTGGAGACCGAGATCTGCGCTGCAAAATTCTTGAACGCATCCCGGTTGATACCAAGCGTGGCCGAAGCCGCGATGATGCTGCGCTGCACATCCGACACGGCCAGCTTCAGCGGATCGGCAATCACCGCATCCGCAGGCTTGTAGCTGCTGTCCCGCGACTTGACCAAACCGAACAGCCGACTGGTCTCTGTCTTCCGGAAGCTCTCGATCAGCGCATCCATCCCATCCACCGTGACGCGGATCCCGGAATCCAGCAGCTTGACCTTTTTCGAGAACAGCCCGATCGCCAGACCCACCAGGCCGATGGCGGGCAATGCAGCCCCGAAGGCCCCCAGCCCGGCCACCGATCCGGAAATCATCCCGCCCAGATTGGCAAAGCTCGCCCCCAGCCCGCCACCGGACAGGATCCCGCCCAGACCTGACCAGATCCCGGAAAGCGTGGTGCCAATCCCGCTCAGCCCGCTCAGCATCCCGGCCCCGCCCAGCAGATTGCCCATGCCACCACCGGCCATGCCCGGAGCCGCAGCCGCAGCGGCGCTGCCGATCATGCTGCCGCCCCCCAAGCCCAGCGACATGATGATGCGGTTCTTCGCCGCCGTTGCGATCATCTCTGCCAGCCATCCCTTGAACATGTCGCCGATGCTACCCAGCGTGCCCTTGAACCCGTTGAACAGCCCATCGGTCAGGCTGTCGACCAGCCCGCCCACCAGCGGCAGGCTGTCGGCAAACTGCACATTCAGCTGCCGCATCGCCGCAGCCATCTGCCCCTCGCTCAGTCGACCCTGCAGCTGCAGTAGATCGCCCATCTCACGCTTGTACTTGGCCACAGGGTCCAGCAGGTCCAGCCAGCGCTCGGCTTCCCGGTCCAGCTCCTTGATCAGCTTTTTCGAAGCCGATGCAGCGGCATTGCTGGATTTGGCGGCACCGCGGTTGGCCTCCGTCTGCGTTTCGATCTGCCCCAGCAGCTTTTCCTGCGTTTCGATTTGGGCAATATCGACGCCATACTGTGCCTTCGCTGCGAGAATGGCAGCCCAATCACCCTGCGCCTTGGCAATCTGCGCATCGCGATGCGCCTGCGCCTCAAGCCTGAGACCGGCAACGGTCGCGGCGTTCGCCGCATTCGCCCCCGCGCGCAGGGCATCGAGCTTGGCCTGCAGCACCACCACGCCATTGTCGAGATTGGCAGAAAAACCGGCCGCAGCAGCGATGGCGGCAGCCAGGCCCTTCGCGGCGGCTTCAGCATTGCGCAGCGCAGTCGCCGCATTGTCGGAATTCACCTGTGCATCGAAGGCCGCCAAAGCCGCATCGCGGATACGTTGCGCCAGCAATCCGGACAGCTCATTCTGCTGGATATAGGCTTCGGCTGTTCGCAGCGCTTCCTGACGCTTGAAAGCCTCTACCTCCGCGCTGTCCGCCCCATGCAAGGCGATGATCTGCGCCAGATCGGCCTGCTGCCGATACTGCGCCACCATCGAAGACGCGGCCACAAGCTTCTTCTCCCCGGCCACACGCGCCTGCTCCAGCACATTGGCGACTTCAGCGCCGGAAAGAGCGATCATGCCCACTTGCATGGAGATGGCCTGCAACTCCGGCGGAACCTGCGCCAGCGATCCGAAGGTCTGAGTAAAGACAGCACGCAGGGCAGTGGCGGCTTCGATCTGCGCCTGTCCGGGCGCCGCATCCGTCAGCGCCGCAAGAGCATTGGCCACCAGCAGCGCCTGCGCCTCTGTCAACCCAAGCTCACTGCGCATCCGCCCCATGGAAACTTCGAACTGCGAAATATCCGGCACATTGAAGCCGCCAAACCAAACCCCACCAACCGGCGTCGCAAGCCCACGGGCCCGATCCATGTCACTGAGCTGGCGGCTAAATCCACCGAATGTTTCTGTGATCTTTTTCATCGCAGCATCGGCCTTGTTCAGCGCCTCGACTTGCGTGATTTCGGCCAGGAACTGCGAAAGCTCCCCTGCATCTTTGCCAAACAACCCAAACTGTTCGCGCAGATCGGCAGAGGATTTCGCCGCATCATCGCTGTAGCGCTTGTACCGCGCCACGGTGTCCGACAGCTTGCCGATCGCCTGATCCGCAGTTTCGGCCTTCTCGCCAATGTCCAGCAGCATTGGCGCCACCGCCATACCAACAGCGACGAAGGTGCCCAGCAGAGAACCGGCCAGTGCCAACTTGCCGCTGAAGCCCAGCGAGCCTGCCAACTGCGGAAACTGCTGTGCGAAGGCCATCATGATCGACTGGCCGGAGGCCACCTGCACGAAGAAATCCTGCACCTGAAAGCTGGCATTGGTGATGGCAGGCGTGAACTTGGCCAGCCCGGCAGTGGCATTGGCAACCCCGGGCGCCAGATAGGCCCGCTCGGCCATGGCCATCACCCGGTTCATTTCTTCCTGCTTGATGATGCCCGCAGCAACCGCTGCATTCAGCGTGGTCTGCGCCTGCTCATAGCGCTTGCTGGCGGCATAGACGGGATCAACGGCGGAGCGCAGGCTCTGATAGTTGCCGGTCAGCATGACCACGGTGCGGGCCTGTTCTGCCTGCGCCTGGGCCGCCTGCTGTGCCGCGGCACTGGCAGCCAGCGCCTGTTCGCGCTGTGCCCGCGCCGCCCGTTCCGCCGCCGTTTCCACACCCATGTACAGCCGGGCTGCCTGTTCCAGCACGATATTCGCCGCACGCTGGCTCGCCTCGCCGCTATGCACATAACCTGCCAGCTGCTGCTGGACGGCGGCATACTTCTGCAAGGCAGCAAAAGACGGATCGACCGCAGCCCGCAGCTCGTCAAAAGACCGGGCGCCACCCAGCATGGATTGCCGGATACGGTCACCCGACCGGCCGACCTGCTCCGCCATGCCCAGCGATGTGCGGATGGCAGATTTCGAACGGGTCTCGAACTGCGAAATATCAAGATCCAGCGAAGCGCGCATGGCGCCGGTCGGTTGCACGGACATGGCAATACCTCACAATGCGCGGGCCGGTCAGGGCTGCGCAGACAGGGGCGGTGGATCGGAAAGCTGGCGGCCCTCTCAGGCCGCCTTCGGTTTCGCCGCCTCTGCGGGCGGCATGGCCAGCGGGTCTTTGCCCGCCTCGCGCGCCTCATGATAGCCGCGGCACATGTCGTACAGCAGCTCGCATTCCCAAGGCTCGCTGATCCGCCCGGTCACCCGGGCGAAGGCTTCGATTTCGGGCCAGTCGCGCGCGACATCGGCCAGGCCGTTGCTACAGGTCGGGCCCAGCCGGAACATGGCCTCCAGCAGGTATTCACCCGCATCGAGCCTGGGCAGCCCCAGCGGTTGTTTCAGCCGCCGGAACTGTTTCAGCCAGCTTTCCCCGCCCGTGCCCTTCGGCACCGCATGAAGAAAGCCCCACTGCCGCGCCGCAAGGATCAGGGCTTCACAGCGTTTCCCAGATAATTGCCGCGCTTGGTGGCGTATCCGGTGATCTGTTCCACAAAGCTCACCTCGCCTTGCTGCCCGTTGATCATCTGCAGGTTCAGCAGCCAGTCCAGATCATCCAGCGTCACGGCACGATCACCACGCGCGATGTTTTCAAAGCCCTTGATCAGCGGCTTGGCGCCCTCGACCAGAGCCTGTTGCACACTTTCCAGCGTGCCATCAGCCTCGGTCTTGCCTTCGGCCATCTTGGCCTTCTGCACCGCCCGCAACGCGGCCTGCGCCGAACGGCTTTCCGTGCCGACCACCAGCACGATGCAGGGCTTTTTGCGATCCGTATCCGCAAACAGCAGCTCGCCCGTGACAGGATCCTTCAGCTGCAGGCGGCCAGGGGTTTCAGCGGCAGCGCGGCTGTCAAATTTCGAGAAATCCATCTGTATATCCTTGAGGTTCGGTTCAGGGATGGGCGGCGCCAGGTGAACCACGTCCGGCACCGCCCGGTTGCCCTGCCAGCCGCCCCGTTTCAGGGCGGCATATTCCGGCAGGATGCAAAGTCTGCACATTTATTTACACGCCACACTTGTTCGCGCAGCAGGATTGGTGTATATATTTACACATGAAGGAGGGGCGATGGAGCTGGAGACCAACTCAAGAAAGCTCCTGAAAGTCTTGAAGGAAGCAGGGTTCGAGGAAGTGTCCAAGAAAGGATCACACCTCAAGCTGCGGAAAGGGGATCGCACCGTGATCCTGCCGCATCCGAAGAAGGATCTGCCACTCGGGACGGTCAGAAGCATTTACGAACAGGCCGGGCTTCTTTAGCCCGGCCGACCCATCGCCCCCCAACCCGCATAACCACATGGAAACCGCCATGCGTTACTACACCGCCATCGTTCATCAGGAAGGGAACAGCGCTTTCGGGCTGGCCTTCCCAGATCTTCCCGGCTGCCATGCTGCCGCCGACAGCTGGGCCGACATCTCGACCGCGGCAACCGAGGCGCTTGACCTCTGGTTCGAGGATATGCCGGATGTCGCTCCCGCGCCCCTCGATCAGATCCGCACCAGGACCGATGTGATCGCGGCCCTGGCGGGCGGCGCGGTGCTTCTGCCGGTGCCCTATATTCCGGCAGATACGGCCCCTGAGCGGGTCAATATCTCGCTGGAACGCGGGCTGCTGCGCGCCATCGACGAAACCGCGAAGGCGCGCGGCATGACCAGATCGTCCTTCCTCGCCTCTGCCGCCCGGCGCGAACTGGTCGGCTGACGAGCCCTAAACTCGGGCGCCGCTCAAGCCTCAGGCGCGAATAGTCGCGCTGTTCACGCGAACTTCGCCGGTGAAGCCCTTGTAAGCACTGGATTCGCGGGCAGAGTCGCGCACATTGGCCACCTTGCCGTGGAAATATGCGATCTTGCCATCCGGGTCGGTCACCCGGAACGAGACCTCGGCATTGCCGTTGCTTTGCGCTTTCAGGATGGCCTGGCCAGCGTCGGTATCGTCACGGATCGTGAACGGCACCGCGCCGCCATCCTTGGCGCCGTTGACGTGTTCGACACGGCCTTCCAGCGTTTCGATGGTGATGTCGTTCGACGTGTCGCCAATCTCGCCCCAGGAGACGATCTTGCCGATCGGCACATAGGCCAGCGCGCCGAACCCCGCGGCATCAACGGTGGTGGGTGCGCCGACCACACAAGCAATCGTGGCCCCGATGTAGGAAATGGGTGCAGCCATGGAATTGTCCTTTCTTGACATGCGATCAGGCCCGCCACTGGCGGGGGATGCTGATCAGGATTGCAGGAGGCGCCCGCCCTTTGGCCCTCTGGGCCATCCCACGGGCGTGGCAGGTCAGGCCTTGGGCTTGCTGGCCTTGGCCGGGGTTTCAGCTTCCGGGGCAGCATCGCCGCCCGTGGTGGCGGTGGGCGCCGGATGGACAGCGGCAGGCGCGGCCACGGCTGCGGGCGCATCCTCTGCCGGGTCCGGATCGCGTTCGATCTGCAGCACGCCCGACAGCGCCAGCCCGTTGATCATGGGCCAGTTGTCGCTGCAGTCGATCACGGCATTCGTGGTTTCCAGGGCGGCACCGCGCGGGATCACATGGCGGGTCGGCAGCGAGATTTCACGGGCGGTCAGGTTGATGATCTTGGCCATGGCCTGCCTCACTTGCTCATCAGGATGGCCACAAGGCCGGATCCGGTGATGCTGATCGCGCCCTGCAGATAGGCCGCGATCGTATCCAGCGGGATGTAGCGCACGGCTCCGGCCGGGATCGATCCGACCGAATATCCGCCCGACACATCGACATTGCCGACACCCTGCACCGGCACCACAGTGCCATCAGCACCGTCGATCACGCAGGAAATGGCCCCGGCGGTGGGGTTGCGCAGAATAAGTTCCTGACCGGCGCCGGGAACATAAACGAAGCTGTTGGACGCGGTCAGCGTGGTTTCCACCACGGCCCGCTGCCCCGGCCCCGTCATCAGGGTAGGTGCGATGACTGCCATTGCAGTTTGCCTTTCAGGGGTTGTGGGCCGGTCAGAGCGACCGGAACCAGGTCACACGGAACGACACCAGCACGGTGCCGATCTTCTGTTCACCTTCGCCATTGAGCGTGAAGGTCGTATCCTCGGGCAGGCAGCGAAAGCCCGCCTGAAGAAAGGCAGCAACAATGCAAGCCTCGATCGCGTCTGCATCGGCATCCAGCACATCCTCCAGATCCTCTGCACCCAGACGCTTGACGACGATCTGCAGCAGCGTGGATTTCTCGAAATCCTCCAGCGTCTGCGCCTGGCTGCGCTCTTGCGGCGTCACGACGCCGATCACTGGCAATTCCGATGCCGAGATATTACTCGCCCAAGCCGAAATCATGGTGAGGGCTGACATGCGCACATCAGCTGCAAGCGCGGCACGGGCCATCGCCCGGAAGGCCGGGCGGCTCATTCGAACACCCGTTCCAGCTCGCAGATCACCGCCGCATCGGTGGCGGGCGATCCTGTGGGTTCGAAATTCAGCACGGCATAGCTGCGGCCATTGCCGGGATGGATGCGATCCCCCTTCGCCAGTTCGGGCACCAGATGCTTCTGCACCCGCCAGCTGGGCGAGGTGATCAGCACCGCATGGCCGTCGCCATCCAGCGCTTCGACAGGCTGATCGCGGAAGACCGACAAGACCTCGCGCGCCAACCCATCCTTGGGCTGATAGGTGACAGGCTTGCCGAAGACGCCTGCTACCAGCCCCGCCATGCCGTCGAACAACCCGCTCATAGCGTAAAGGCGGCCGTCAGCCGCACCCGGCCCAGCGTGGCATCCGATGCCGCAACCGCCAGCGCCACCCCCACCAGCTTGTTGGTGCTGTCCGTGGTGGTGCAGACCTTGTTGGTATCATCCCAATAGATCCGCGCACCCACCGCCCAGACCGCGCCGGTGGCCTTGGCCAGATCGTAAACGCCTTCCAGCGCCAGTTCCACCGCCGCTGCCGTGGCTGCGGAATGCACCGCCACACCGAACAGCGACCCGACCAGCACGCCCTGGCCGGATACCACATCATAGGGCGCGGGCACCGAAACCTGCTGCCCCGCCTGAACGTAATTCTTCATGATCCGATCCTTTCGATGATCCGAAACGACGAAGGGCGGCCCTGCGCCGCCCTTTCGTCCGAAAATCCTGTCAGCCCGGGTTATGCGCCGGCGTTCTTGTACCCGCCGCGGAAGTCGATCGCGCCGCAGCCGAAATCATGCTCCAGCGAGAATTTGGTGCCCTGCACCCCGAACGGTTCCTCCATGCGGAAGCGCGGCGCGCTGTAACCTTCCAGCAGGCCCCATTCGAAACAGGGCACTTCGGCGGGCGAAGCGAAGACATACCAGGCATTGCCGGTGATCTTGGCCGTCACCTCCAGCGACAGCGTGCCCGAGAACGGGTTCACATTCCCCGCCTGCTGCGCCTGGATCGGGGCCAGCAGCTGCTGCGCCTCGGTTTCCTTGTCCGGCCCGACCAGCATGATGGCGGCCGACAGTTCCAGTTCCGCCCCGTCCAGCGACTT